GGGATCGTTTAATGGAAACTTTATTAATTAAAACTATTCCTGTAATGGAACAGAAAACCGGTCTTAAACTAGTTCCTACTTATTCTTATTGTAGACTGTATAGAAAAGGTAATATCTTAAAAAGACATAAAGATAGACCCAGCTGTGAAATATCTACAACACTTTGTTTAGGCGGCGATCTTTGGCCTATATTTATAGACCCTACAGGATCTAATAATGTTATAAATGAACATAAGAATATACATAAAGCTAATGCTCCAAAAGGTGTTAAATATCTATTAAAACCAGGGGATATGATTATATACTCTGGCTGTGAATTAGAACATTGGAGAGAGCCTTTTGAAGGCAATCTTTGTGGTCAAGTATTTCTTCATTATAATCATGCAAATGGACCCTTTGCAAAGACTAATTTATTTGATAAAAGACCTCTATTGGGTATTCCCAAAACTCGTTGATTCTCAACGCATTCTAATATAATCTAATAAAGAAATTGTTATGTTACAAAAGATAAACATTGCACCAGGATTCAATAAACAAGTAACCGCTACAGGTGGCGAAGGCCAGTGGGTAAGTGGAGACTATGTTAGATTTCGTTATGGCTCACCTGAGAAAATAGGAGGTTGGTCTCAATTAGGTGATATTACTTTAACTGGCAGAACGGTAGCTATGCACCAATTTGTCAATGCCAGTGGTATTAAATACTCAGCTTTAGGTACAAACAGAATTTTATATGTGTATTCAGGAGGAGCTTTTTACGACATAACTCCACTCAAGAGTACAACAACTTTAACTAATGCTTTTACAACAACCAACGGATCAACAAGTGTCACGATCACGTTTGCAAGTGCTCATGGAATGAGTGCTGGAGACATTATTCTTTTTGATAATTTTACTGCTATTACCAATTCTAATTTTAGTTCTGGTGATTTTGATGATAAAAAATATATGGTTACAACCGTACCAACTACCACAACTATTACGATTACGATGTCATCAGCAGAAAGTGGATCAGGAGCAACCACATCTGGTGGAATTAGAGTAAAACATTACTATTCCATAGGACCTGCCGTTGAAGAATCAGCCGCTGGTTATGGATTAGGACTTTGGGGTGGTGTTAAATTAGGGGTTGGAGAATCAACTTTGGATGGAGCACTAACAAACTCATCAACTAGTATTGTTTTAGATGACTCGGCCTCGTTCCCTGCTTCAGGAACCGTGGTTATCGATGACGAGCGTATTGCTTTTACATCTAATACTTCAGGAACAGAAACTTTATCAGGACTGACAAGAGGATCAGATAACACTACAGCAGCAGCACACTCAGATGGAGCAACGGTTAAGAACGCATCAGACTATACCAAATGGGGTGCATCACAAACAGGAGATATTGTAACGGCTCCTGGTTTATGGACACTAGATAATTTTGGAAATAAATTGATCGTAACAATTACAGATGGTGCAACTTTTGAATGGGATTCAGATGCAACAGGTGCAACATCTACACGAGCAACGATTATAGCTAATTGTCCAACAGCTTCAATACAAACTTTAGTATCAACACCCGATAGGCACTTAGTTGCTTTTGGAACAGAAACTACAATTGGTACAACATCAACACAAGATGATATGTATATTAGGTGGTCAGATCAGGAAAGTATTGACGCATCTACTTCTTGGACACCTTCAGCGACCAATACTGCCGGTACACAAAGATTAGCCGACGGTTCAAGAATTGTATCAGCTATCAGAGGTCGTGATGCCATTTACATTTGGACTGATACTTCTATGTTTGTTATGAGATTTGTAGGAGCACCTTTTGTATTTTCATTTCAACAAGTTGGAACGAACTGCGGATTGATTGGTAAGAATGCTTGTGTAGAAGTGGATGGATCTGCATACTGGATGTCTGAAAATGGTTTTTTTAGATATACAGGTAAACTAGAATCTTTACCATGTTTGGTTGAAGATTATGTTTATGATGATATTAATACCGTTCCTAAGAATCACATCTTTGCAGGATTAAATAATCTATTTGGCGAAGTAACTTGGTTTTATCCTGGAAGTGGTGCTGCATCAAATAACAGATCAGTGACTTATAACTATATGGACTCTACAGCTGAAAGACCTATTTGGACAACAAGCTCTTTAGCAAGATCCACGTGGGCAGACTCTGCAATTTTTGGCAAGCCACACGCAACTGAATATGACGCGGATGCAACAAGTGATTCAACAGTAGGAAACACTGAAGGTGTAACTACATACTATGAACATGAAACAGGAACAAATCAAATTAAAGCAGGAGCTACTGCTGCTATTGCAGCAAGTATTCAATCTGGAGATTTTGATATTGGTGGACAAGGCGGTTTAGTAGGTGCAGGTAATGATGGAGAATTTATGATGAAGATTAGAAGAGTTATTCCTGATTTCTTACAGCAAACAGGAAGTGCAAGAGTCACTTTAAATTTAAAAAACTACCCGACAGATACAGAAGCTAGTTCCTCGTTAGGACCTTTTACAGTTGATTCAGATACAACAAAAGTAGATACAAGAGCACGAGCACGTGCTATAGCTTTAAAGATTGATAATACAAGTATTACTCAACACTGGAAAGTAGGAACTTTCAGATTAGATATACAACCAGACGGAAGAAGATAATGATAGATAAAAGTTTAAATCAATATCAACAAAATTTATTAGAAGGAACTACACTAGGTGCACTTAGAAAAGCAGGTATTATAGATGTTCCAATACAAAAAAACGTTGTAAGAGATCCAATAAAACCAATTGCAATGCAAACTCCAAAAAATATAAAGTTGCCTGAAAGCAAGACAATCGTACCTGAAAAAACTTCTTTTCAACCAGCAGCAAAAATTAAAGCAGCTCCGCCTACTGCAGGCTTACTTAAACAAAGCCCAGGAGGAGCAGGTCTTGGATCTTTTGATCCAAAAAGAAGTGAAGCTTTAGCAAAAGATTTCTATGATCAAGCTACAGCAGAAAAGGATAGCTACCTTGATAAACATATTAGTGACTTTCTAAATAGACCTGTGACAGCTGCAGCTGCCACAGATCAAGGAGTTCCTAATTATTTGCCATCATCCCTAGCACCACTAACTACAATAGGTGGAGATTTTGCTCAAAATTTAAGCGGGATAACACCACTAACTCCACTAGCTATATCATCAAAAACACTAGCCGCATTACCAAGCGAAGGAGAAGGAAAAGGAAATTCTTACAGCGACACGCAGATTCAGAACATATATGAAAGTGGTGATTCAGACACTAAAAATTTTATAACGGGTTTTACAAACAAAACCACTGATCTAATAAAAGAGAATTCATACATGAAAGACATAATAAAAAATAGCACAACAAGTTTTGCTCAAACAAAAGCAGGCAATTTTGTTGCAAAAGAGCTTGGACTTGGTGCTATAGCTGGTCCTATAGGAATGTTACTCGGCTGGGCAGTTGGCAAAGCAATTAACTATTTTAGAGGTGATAAAGCAGAAAAAGATGAAGAAGGAAAGACGCCGCCTTGGGCTATCTCTTTGACAGGACAGGATAGCAAAGAAGACACAGGGGAAAACACAGATTTTGAACAAGATTTAATAGACCAAGGAGCTGGAGTACAAATAGCACCTGGACAACCTGTTGTGGCGCCAGGAGAAATTCCTGTGACGCAAGAAGAAATAGATAAATATAACGAAGATACAATAACAACATCTCCATCAGTATCAGTGCCTGTTCATATTGGACCTTCTAATGAAGGTGGAGGAAGAGACGAACCAACAGGACCAACAAGTCAATCAGAATCTGACTATGGTTATGGATCAGATGCTGGATGGTGGGCTAAAGGTGGTCGAGTAAAATTAACCAAAGGTGGAAGAGTTGATAAAGCTTTAACAGGAAGAAGCAGAGATATATAATGGCTAAAATAGTACAATCATTAACACAACCTGGAGAATTATACGATCAACAACTACAACAATCTTTTGTAAGAGATGTGGATAGTATTGTTCAAAAACTTAACTCTACATTTCAACAAGATTTAAAAGAAGAGGCAGAAGCGGAAAGTTTCTTTATCGCATAATGGCTAATAGTTTCGTAAATAAAAAGGCAGATTTAACCAGTACGAGTGCAACAACATTATATACCGTACCTACAGCTACAACAGCTGTTATTAAATCTATCCTCGTATCTGAAGATTCAGGTAATGCAGACACGATTACTGTTACTATAACAGATACAGATGACGCTGTTTTTAGCCTTTTTAAGACTAAATCCATATCAGCAAATGCAACCTCAGAACTGCTAAGTCAGCCTCTAATCGTACAGGAGAGCGAAATAATAAAAGTGACAGCAGCCACTGCAAATAGACTACATGTCGTACTTTCAGCCCTAGAAATTAAGCCTAGGGAAGTTACAACATAGTCTTGATTTACTTGTTAAAAACAAGTAAATATATAAATTCAGGTGAAATCCCTGCTCTTAATAAAATAACAAAATTACTATAATTATGGCTATAACTAGAGCATTAATGAAAAGACAGATGTATAATATGGGAGGCCCCGCTTTAGAAGCAGGCGCACCTGATCTTAGACTTACAGGCGATCAAAGACATAGAGGAATTATGTCAACAGCACCACAGACTTACACACAAAGACGTAGAGCTCAAATGGCTGGCGGTGGTATCATGGGAAGTAATAATGGTTCCATGTTAGTTGCACCTACAGCAGATGGTTCAAGACCAGGATATGCATGGTATGATGATCCTTTGGGTACGCTAAAAAAAGTAGGTCAAACTATTATACCTGGAGGAGAACAAGGTTATTTTGATCTATATGGTAACGCTGGAGACGTTGCAAGAAACTTAAGTAGCTCAGTAGGACAAAACGAACCTATAGATATTGAAGATTGGCGCATACCAGAAATAACAATAACCAAACCTATTCCTAGACCAAGCGAAAACGTAGGAACTGGAACTGGAACTGGAAATCCTTTTGGTTGGATATATGGCCTTGGAAAAGGAGCTGGAGATGTACTTACAAAAGTAGGTCAAACTATTATCCCTGGAGGAGAAACAGGGTATGGTGATATATACGGAGCAACTGGAGACGTAATAAAAAAAGTAGGTCAAACTATTATTCCTGGAGGAGAAACAGGTTATGGTGATATTTATGCAGCTCTTGGAAATATTTTTGGAACACCTGCAAGAGCAGGTGAAAAAACACCTGATTTAAGAACACCTCCAATTTTTGGAGAAGATCAAGACGACGAATGGACGGACGTTTTAAAAAAAGAATCAGAGCTTTCTCCTTGGAGAAAAGCACTTGCAACTATTCTTCCTTTTGGCGATCCAGGTTATGTTGAAGGCGGATTATATAATGCACTATTCGGAGGACTTGGAGGACTTGGAAACACAGTACTAGGTGGTTTAGGAAAAGCTTTCGATCCCGAGAACGCTGGAAAATATACAATTCCATTAGCAGCAGGCCTTGCAGCAGGAAAATATCAATCAGACTGGCTTAAAAAACAGCCTAAATTCCCAGAAGATCAAACAAGTATTAATTTTCAAACGGCCGCAGAAGCAATGGCAGATCCTAATTTAAGATTTAAACCTAAACTAGAAGACACGCAGCTAGCAGCTGACGGAGGAAGAATTGGGTATGCATTAGGAAAAGGAGTTACACCATCAAAACCAAAAGAAGATATATTTATAGCTTGGTCTAATTACAAGTCTATGGGAGGAAGTAAAGATTTTGTAGGGTGGTATAATGATATTTATGCATTAGATCAGGGGCTAGAAATGCCTAGAGCTTATGCAGCTGAAGAAGATCCATGGGCAAAAGGAGCACCATATGGATATGCTAAAGCAAGTGATATTGGAACAATGGGGGAATCAGTTACAATTCCTCGTACTAAAGAGGAACCTCTAGATATTGAAGATTGGAAATATTATGCTCAAGGCGGAAGAATTGGGTATTTTGCAGGGGGTCCTTTGGTTAAAAAAGGAATTACAGAAGCACTAAAAAAATTTAAACGACCTATTTTTTCATATGATGATGAAGTTAAAATGATTATGGACCTTACAGAAACAAAAAAATATACACAAGACGAATTAATGGCACTCGATGGAGATCAACTATTTGAAATTTATGTCCGTGAAGGATTTACTCCCCCTAAAGCTATTCCTCAGGCCGATGAAACTATTAACTTAAAAAATATTACACCCAAAATAGAAAAAGCTCAAGGCGGAAGAATAGGGTTTGCAAATGGAAGCGAAGGCGTAAACCAAATGTACATGTCCGATGAAGCAGGCGTTATTCCTAAAAAAGGAAATCAAGGTATTACTAAAGAAGATGTTGGATTAAAAAGAAAAGATTTTGATGCAGATAAAAATTACGAAAGATATTTAAGACAACAAAATAAAAAAGCTCAAAGCGGAAGGATTGGGTATGATATGGGAGGTGGTGTTGAAGGTATGGATATACCTTTAAAATACAAACCTGATGAACCTTTAATGGATGAGCAAGGTAATGTTAGTCTCAGACAAATAGAAATTTTAATTAAAAAAGGAGCAAACAACGAACTTATTCAAAGAATGACAGGAACACCTGTACCTATTATTGAAAGAATAAGAGCAAAAATTGGTATGGCTTCAGGCGGAAGAATTGGAGCACAAGAAGGTGGACTCATGGATTTAGGTGGTATGGAAAAAGACTATAGACAAGAAGGCGGATTTGTGCCAATAGGTGGAGAAGAAAAAGCAGATGATGTACCCGCAAGACTTTCCAAAAACGAATTCGTATTTACAGCAGACGCGGTTAGATCAGCGGGCGGCGGCGACATCGACCAAGGCGCAGCGGTCATGGAAAGGCTTATGGATAATCTGGAAGCAGGCGGCAAGGTTTCTGAAGAATCTCAAGGGTTAGAAGGCGCTAGAGAAATGTTTGCAACAACACAAAGATTAGAGAAAAGGATTATATAATGGGATTAGGATTTGGAAAATGGATTATAAAAGGTGCAAAAGCAAATAAAAAAGCATCTGGGTCTTATTTTTTAACGGACCCTTCACCAAAAGTAGTAGTAAAAGATCCTGATACTATTAAATTAAATAAACAAATAAAAAGAATAAAACAAGGTGCAGCAGGAGCTGTTGGTGCAATGGGTGGAGCTGCAGTTTACAGAAAAGTTAAAAAAAATAAAAAAGAAAAGAATAAGGATAAAGAATAATGGCAATAACACAATCATCAGTTTTACCACAACAATACATTAACCAACTAGGACAAGATTACGGTCAACAGTTAGCAGGTCTAACAGCAATACCTTTAGACACTTCTCAATTTGCACCAACAGTAGCGGCACAAGATCCTTTACAAACACAAGCTGCAACTTTAGCAGGTTCTGGTGTTGGAGCCTATTCACCTTATCTAACTCAAGCAGCTACACAAGGAACAGAAGCCATTTCAACATTAGGTGGAGTTTCTCCTTACATTAGTGCTGCAGCAGGTTTAACAGGAACAGGAGCAGGAACAGGAGCAGGTTCAATTGCTTCTTATATGTCGCCCTATCAGTCACAAGTTATTGATGCAACATTATCAGAATTTGACAAACAAGCGGCTATGAGACAACAAGGAAT